CGATTACATTTAGGACAGATGTACTCGACTTTCACTTCTCTTCCCATTGTTTCCCCTCCTAGTAAGTAAGTTACTTAGGTAGTTAAAATAAATAGCCCGTATCGTGGGCTAGACGACTTGTTGTGCTGTTTGGTTACGATTTTGGGAACAAAACCGTGAAATCCTTTGGACTTCCTAAAAGGCTCTAGCACAGGACCAATCCTGCTGTGGTAGGTTTATGTAGAAAACCGTTTTTAGAGTCCTTTAGGAAACCCGAAGGTCCCCCTCCTGGAAGATAGCTTTATTGTAGCATGTTATTTTTTACCTGACAAGTCATATTTTATAGCCTGCTTTGCATTCCTTACAAACTAAAGTGTGTTCATCTATGGAGTGTAAATCGTCATGTTGGCATGCATGGCATATTGTATCCCATTCTTGCTTTATTTCCCCACAGTCGAAGAATCCAGTGCCAGGGATAAGTTTACCGGGCAATATGCCTAACGCTTGCTGGTAGGTCAATGCAGGACGTATGGCGATGAGCTTATCAATGTTCTCATGCTTCTCATTGTCGAATAGAGAGTAGTCATTCGTGAACAGGTACTTTGCCAGCTCATCCATTTTGCCGTAGTAACTGTAGAACAATAAGCTCTGAATGAAATCTTTGACCGTGTAATCCCTTTTGTTCATGCCAAACTTTTCCTCAAAGGATACAGGCTTGAAGTTACGGTCCTTAATTGTTGTGTTATCGAATGCAGCATGCAGCGGATTAAGCTGGTAGGTGTATGCTTCACTGATGAAATCTGCGTTTTCCTGATCAGGCAGCGTGTTCATGATGCCCCTATGGTCAAACATGGCTTCCAATAACTGATGAGACAAGTCTTGAATGGATAGACCGAAGTATTTTTCAGACGTTTTATGGTGGCCTGCTTCAATCATGGCATCCATTGTAAGGAACGTTCCCTTTAGAATCTGAAGGAATTGCTTCTGGTCTGCTTCAGCTAGTTCTTTAAGTGCTGGGTAGTTGTCAAGATTTACAGGTACTTTCATATTTTCACCACTTCCCCCATTTTTCCGCTTGTGTGTTCTGCCATTTAATAACAGCAATTGTTTGATTTATGAGCTTCCTAAATTGCTCATCCGTTAAATTTTTATTCTTTTCCTGTTCTTCAGGTGATAAGTACTTATCATATCTCGAATGGGTTGTCATCGTCAGATTCTTCCTCCTTTGCAGGCTCTACAGTCTTTTCGTTAATGACTACCTTGATTGGTTCAGGATAAGCATTGCCCCATGCTTCCCCTTCTTTAATTGGCTCAACTGAAGGTGTGAAATCGTATTGCGATAAGTCCCTTTTATCGGATTGAATCATTTCATTGATTTCCTCTTTAGTCCGTGCATAATCTGAAGGGTTTACTTCCTCTTCAGGTTCACGGTCTAGGCCGAATGATTCCAATTCCACATGATCCATGTTACGTGCATCCATATCCGCTTCAATGATGTTGAGCAATGTTGCCTGGATTGAAGGAGTCCCTTCCATTTCTGCAATCTTCATGACATGCAGGATATGCGCTGGCTTCAATCGAGTCGATGCCACCTTACCTAAAAGGCTCATAATGGCTTCCTCATCATCCTTGGAGTAGTTGCCTACAATTGCGCTCACTAATTCCTCATTGGTGGCAGGTACAAGCTCCACTGCAGGTATGGCTTGTTTATTCTTACATTTATTCAGGCAGTACGTTTTCAAGGTTTTGATGTCGTATCCAAGGAAAGCAGCTCCTTTTTCCTGCCCACATGCAAAACACTGTTTGTTATGTTGGATGTACTTCTTTTTAGTTGTTGTCATCGTTTATGCCCTCCACTTTCATTCCTAATGTATTTAATGTCAGTTTGATTCCCATTCGTACCCGTTCATCACTAGGCTCACGCTTGCCGTGCCTACTTGGTCCATAAGAGTCATACAATTCCTTGACCTTTTCTTCAGGTGTCTTTTCGATTTCATAGCCGATATATACTGCTCGGACCAAATAATCTAAAGTGAGTGAATTCAGTGGGGACCACTCTCCCGTCCATTCATCTCTGTCTATATGGAATTTGATAATATCTTCCTTTGAATTATTCATCATTACAGATTCAACTGCTAGAGCAACATTCTTTTTCAAAGTTAGGATTGACATGTTATTTCCTCCTATGTTTAAAATTTATAATGGTACTGGCTGCCCATCTAAAGACAGCCAATACTAAGAATCCAAGTGGTGCAGAAAAGAGTAGGACAGCAGCATATACGTATATCAAAGCTTCATGTCCCGATACTCATATGCCTCATGTCTCATTTCCTTGGCCCACATTTCATTTTGTCCTTCATTGCATGGATTGCATCGACCTTCATTCGCAATATCAATCTGAGCACTTATTTCAGCTTCGCAATTGTTGCAGTAGAATGTGACGTCTTCAGGTTCAAGCTTTGGTTCCTTTAGGTTTGACAGCTCCATTTTCAAGATAATCACCTCATTATGCAATTGTACATGTTTCTTTTCCAGTGTGTAAAATTGCTTTTTGTAGTATTCGGCAAGACTGCCATCTTTCAGCCGTTTATTTTCTTCTTCCAAGTTTGTGCGTTTAGCCATTTCACGGATGAGTAACTTTTCCAGCTTGTTAATTCTTCCATTCAAAGCATCATGTTTGCCCATTTCGATTCCTCCATAGTGTAAAGTATTGTTGATAATTTGTCAACTAGATTATTTTATGCTAATTGGCAGGATAATGACTTCCATTTCTTCTCCGATAAAGTACATCGGACGTGTCGGGCCATAATAATACATTTCGATTTCCTTTAGTTTCAGTTTCTTAGCGACTTTCAGCATCATAAGCATGTATTCTGCATTGTAGGAAACATGTTCAATCGTATTTGTATGGTCCAAGTTGTATTTAAAGCTGATTTGTTCAAACTCAGGGACCGGGACATCCTTCCATCCTTTTCTGCCTGTAGATTTACTGAAGTCGGATGCCTTTCCCTTTACTGTTTTAGTATAGGCTGGATCCACTGACAGTATCCCATTCTTTAGATGAACAATACGCTTTTCATGCTCTTTAGCTGCTGGTAAGGATGCTTCATGAGCTGCAATCCATTCATTCACATTGATAAAGTGCATTTGCTGCGCATTCGATACATCCGGAATCAGACGGTCTGTTTTTGGATAGCTGGAAACGTCCAGGTTTTGCGTCCATTCCTTTTTGAAGTGGTGCAAGTGCGGTGTGTCAGTACCTTCATGCCTTAATTTAATAAGCAAGTGTGAATTAGTAGCGATGATGTGCGTTTCAGTAACTAGAGCGGTTTTCAGTACAGGTCGAGTAGCAGTCTTTCCAGCTAGTGAGCCGACAAACGGTTTTATCATTTTTGCAGCAGCTTCGATTGTGATGCCTTTAGTTGATGTTGTCATGTTATTTCCCCATTTCTAATATATTTAAGAACTAAAGTGAGAGCATGCATGGTTGTCATGCTCCCTATTAGTAATTAAATCAATCGTCTTCAGGTTCTTGCATGAATATCGGTTCCTCCAGGACTTCACTATAGAGGATATATCCTTGATGCTTCACGAATTCCGGTTTGTTGGCATGGAGACATATACAGTCGTAGCCTTTGAAGCCTTCAGTTCTCCAAAAAGTGTCCATATCCTTGCCTTTTGTCTTCTCTGCTGCCAAGTTATTCATGCGGTTAATGTGAGCATGCTGTGCATTACGTACCAGGTCTTTAGCGTACATATTATTTGTCCCCCTTATAGCTGCTGCGTGCTTTTCTTGCATCGGTAATGGTGTCGAATTCACGGAAATCTCCAAGTGTATCGACCATGCAAGTATCAGGGCAGAATTTACGCAATGAGAACTTTTTATCTGAAGGGTCATCCATGTACTCGGATGTGATGAAGATGTTGTTTTTAGTTGGTTGCGTTTCGATAGTTGTGTTAAAGAAACTCATTGCACCTTCTTCAAACCAGTGACCGCCTTTAGCTTCATGCATTGCTTTCATTTCGTTAATAGTTAATTTAGACATATGTCCTCCAGGTTTAAAGTCCGTAGACTATTAGTTTTTGATATAAAATGCAGGGTAGTAGCCTAATTCATTATTGCAGTTGTGGATGGCGAACTCCTTTAGGTATTCATCGAATGACTTGTCTTCGGTGTCATCCAAATTAGTAATGTACAGTTCATTTTCAAAGCGTGTAACCTGAAGGCCATGATTAGGTGCCCATATAGATGTAGGATTCATTTTGCAAGGCAAGACAACAATTTCCCTTTCCTCAGTTCCATCAGTTTTAGTGAATAAGCGTTTCAATTGCGATTTCTTTAGTTTTTCCATGTTATTTTCCCCCTTCAGGTAGTAGTTGAATCATAAAATCATTGTCCAGCTCCATGATGTGTGTTTTCTTACCGGTACCTGAAAGAAACGACAACTTATCTAAGAAAGTCTGATACTCGGTGTCGCCACTAAAGAAATAATGGGAGACATAGCCCCATGAATTTACATCATCGGTTTTGGCACCTAAATGCTCCACATCGAATCTATCCCACAGGTGATAAAACAAGCGGTCCAATTCAGATTGATCCTTCAGTTCAATGACCATACCATTTCCCACTTGTACAAAGCGTTTCGCAGCTTCCACTTCATTCGTCATTATTTTTCCTCCCTAAAGTCATAATCGCAGCCTAGAGCCATTTCTTGCAGGCGGTCAAAGGTAACAGGTTTATTTAGTTCCTCAAAGATTTCGTGGGCAGTAGGTGTATCATCGTCCTCCCATAGTCCCCGGATGAAGTCTTTCAAACCATTGAAGTCCACAGAATCCTGAATCAGTTCATCTACATCATTTATATCGAGTATTAAGTATCTTGCAGGTCTGCATTTGTAGCAGTAGAATTTGTTGTTGATAATACTTTCAATAGAGTTGAAGAAGCCTTTTCCACATGTTTCACATTTTACCGGCTCTTGTTTAGCCATTATTCGTCCCATCCTTTATAGTGTCGATTTTGTGCTACCTTGGCTTTTCGTTCTTCAGCTTTCCAATCAATGTTGGATGGCGATGATTTCCCATAAGCGCTTACCAGCGGTGTTTTCTCTATTGGAAGCCCTTCTTTGACCATATCAAGCCACATTTTATTTTCTATCCTTTTATTCCTGCGCTGATAGGACCTATTGTTAGACTGCATAGATTTCCAGTCTGCCCTGGTTTTCGGGTCTTTAGCTTCAGGTGACAGATTTTCAGGGTCGGGAATTGCTGCATATCCACGCTTTCCATAGATAGCATCTTTCATGATACTTTCAGACACTTCATATTCCCAGGCCAATTGTCTTGCAGGCTCACACTTATGATAGTAGCGCAGCCGAGCCTCTTGGACCTGAAGAGTTGATAGCTTTAATTTGTTTCGATTGATACGAATTGCCATGTTTTTGACCTCCTTATTGGATGTCTTTAGTGTAAATGATGGTAGATAATTTGTCAACCATAAACCGATATTGATATACGATGTTTTATAATGGGTGCAAGTGTTCGTATGAAGATGTAGACGTTTTGTTGATAGTATTGTCTACATTGTCAACGTTCCACTGAATATCACAGGTGCAAAAAAGGTGACTGTATGGGTATTTTTTATTTTGTTGACATATGCACAACATGATAGTGTATGTCAATGGGTATATTATAGTATATTATATATATATTTATATATTTATTATTATTATTATTATTATTATTATAAAAATCGCTATACATGTTTTTTCGACTTGTGATAATCGTATGACACTTACAAATTGTAGACACACTTGCATATCTCTGTATATCCCTTAAACCCACTCATATCAATGGTTGACAAATTATCAACGCAATCAGTATGCCCATCCTTATACACTCTTATACACTCATATACAGTAGAATCCGATATATAATCCCATCAATAGAATGATTCCTGCTAGAATCGTAGTCATTTTCATAACTCTTCGAGCTCAATCCTATAGTTATGGATGTTAATGAAGCGTATTTCAATTTCTTTAGTTGCATTTTGGTGTGCGATTGCTTCATTTTCCCCCATCACCTTGAATGCAGTTAGCTGTTCCCCGTCGTAATTCACTTTTGCATAGTATGTTTTCACGTCATTTCCCCATTTCTCTTTAGTTTTAGGTCATGGGCAGCCTGATTTCGTTGATAATTTGTTCATGCAGCCTGTTCTCCCGGGTTTCGGGTTTCCGCTTGCAGCTAAGATAAAGGACTATTTAGTTCTTAGCGACCGTTTATGTAGTTGTCAATTTGTAGACAAGGGTATTATAGAATGATGTAGCCAAATTCATTTGCTTCGTCCTCATAGTTGAGGAAATCAATCAATTCTTGCATGTCTTCACCTACTTTAAAAGGTAGTCAGGGCTGGTAGTCATTACCCTTTACGGCACTTTCTACAAAGTCCGCCACTTTTAATGGTTGCTACCCATCGTGTAAGCTATGAAGAGGGATAATGTTGCGCTTGCTTTGTTGATACCTTTAGTTTAGCATGCTGTTGATATTTTGTCAACAACTTATTTTGATGATGTTTTCGTTAATCTGCAATCCGGCCTGCCCGTTTTCCACTGTCAAGCGTACTATCGAAGCGGCTAGTGATTAACTGCTTTCATCTTATCATAAGCGTCAACACTTTGTCAACAACTATTTGATACCGTGTTAGCAAGCGGTGTATGTGGTGTGCCGCTTGGTGTATCCCTAGTATATGGCATGATGACACATTGTAGACAGGGTACATAGACCTATCTTTATATGGGCCGAAGGTCCTGAATATGGGGGATTACCGAGTTTCTTCCTATATGTACGTGACACCTGTGTGTGCGTGTGCGCATGCGTAATGTGTGCGTATGTATGCGTGCGTGCTATGCGTGTGCGTATGTGTGCGTGCGTATGTGCGTGCGTAATGCGTGCGTGTGCGTGCGCGTATAATGAGAATTTTGAAACATAGACCCGGGTAGGGGACACTAATGCGAAACCCTGCGTGCGGGTACGTGTGCATATTATGTATTAAGGTTTCCTGGGGAAAAATAAATAAAAAATCGAATAACTTACTAACTAACTTACCCCTTTTCTCTTCCCTTCCATCCTCACCCATGCTATAATATCCATAGAATACCAATAAAATCCTGGAGGGAACAATATGAAACTAATAACTGAAATCACGATAAAGATAGTAGAAGACATAGACGAGAAGGATGCTACCAATACACGGATGTCCTTTGAAAGCGGAGATATCATGGAAATAGAAAGGGTAAACATCATTGAAGAGATGGTCGAACTCCTTAGTTTGAAGGGCGAAAAAGATGATGTCCATGTATCATTTAATCTAATAGACGATGAGGATGATGAAGAATGAATGCTAAATCAATCATTTTAGATATGGAGGACTTGAAACCTGATGACAGACAAGTATACCTTAATCTTGCCGAACGATTCGATGACGGAATGCCGGGGACCTTATACCTCGACTACTATGAACTTGCCGAAGGAACCAAATCTTACACTGAAGCCCATCCCCATTACTACGAAGGAAACCCTGGAACTACTGCAACCCAATGGGAACGATTTCTCGATCTACCCGAAATATACCGATATAAGCGGGGTAAAATTGGAAAACTTGCTGAATTCGACGCAGAGAAGGCTATGCAATCTCTGAAGGGCCGCCAGGACGTGAGCGCCATCAAGGAGATCCTAAAGGCTGCCAACATGCTTGCAGGCGGTACGCAGCAACGTGAGAAGGTTATACTCACCTACGTCAAGCCAAGAGGATACAAGGAGGATACAGCATGATAATCATACAACATGAAGTAACAGGCGGTCGCTTTAGGTATCCGTCAACAAATACGAATCGAGAAACACCCGAAGGATTTATCCAGGAGCAGTATGTTCCCAGGGAATTCGTTCTATCCGCTAACCAGGATCCTACAGATGTCCCGGATTATCACGCAGTATTCCAAGAAAACGGTGTAGACCGGCTCAAAGGAAACTTCCCGGCACAGCCAAAGGATCCCCTAAATCAATACGACTGGAGAGATAAAATATGAATATAACTAAACCTATTAGAGAAAACGGTCCGTATGAAGGCGATAAGTTTGTCAGCTACGCTGGCAAGGTGCATGAGGTAAAAAGCAGGGACAGGTCAGCAATGACTCTTACACGATATGACATTGATCCCTACCACCGAATGGTCTCTTTAGTTTCAAGTACACTTGAAGTCCCAACATTAATAGATGTAGAAGAATACCTAAAGGAAAGACAAGACCATATGCAAGAACATGAACGCAAAAAGTGGGAACTATACGACAGGAAGATAGCAGAAGCAGTAGCAGCAGGTCCAGGTATGGAGCCTGTAGAAACAGATTTCTCTACCGAATTGCAGAAGGTCCTTTGTGAAATGGAATCCCTGCTCACTAAAAAGAACAAGGATTACGGCAGCTCCTACGATAAGACGGTGGAAGAATTGGGTGAAACGGTTATCCTCGTTCGTATCATGGACAAGTTTAATAGATTAAAGCAATTACTAAAGTCAGGCGAACCTGCGGAAGTAGAAGAAACAATAGAAGAAACATTGTCAGATTTAGTAGGTTATGGAATAATAGAGTTAGTGAGAAGAAGGAGGTTATAGAATGGCAGGTTTTTATGAAAGACGGGAAAACGGGGATGGCACAGTCTCCCAAAACGTGGCAGTCACGGACAGCGATGCCGTTCTTCCTATAGATTTACGGTACCACGGAATGGACCCACTGAATCCTTTAGTTACAAAAGGATATGTTACTCAGGTACAGGCTCATAATGCAACAACAATTAGGGACTTAGCAAACAGTGATGTATCTGTAGATGTATCCACAATAAGCGGAGAAAAATTCGTTATTGTCAATTCCTCATTGAATCAAGCGGTAGACGTTACACTGTATGCAGAAGGTACTGGGTACACTTTCGCAAGTATGGGGGCATCAAAGAACTTAGCGGCTGGAGGAATCGGGTTATATACCAGTGCTGATTGGCCTGCATTGAAGGCACCTCTGCAAAAGATTCGTATTCGTATGAAAGCATCCGTAGCACCGACTACAGGATCAATTGGAGCAACTATCGAGGGGGTACAATCTTAATGGTCGAAATGCCAGTAGAAACAAAAGACGCAATTATATGGGCCGAGCAGCAAACATACACAGATCGTGGTGGAGATGTACAAGAAATTACATTCGATCCTTCGGATGCGCAGCCTTTAGTAGACAAAGTGTGTGTGTACTTTGATGACCATACTATCAAGTATCCACCATTTGACTATCCTACTATTCGCCCTATCATAGATGAAATCTTAGCCGAGCAACAACCTGAAGAACCAATCGAAGAACAAATACCAGAAGGCCCTGCTGAATAAGCAGGGTTTTTAAGAAAGGAGAGACATATGGCGAAATATAACTATTGGGAAGCAGGCGGCAGTCCGACAGGCTACAGTCCTTTATTAGCAGGATGGAATAATCGAGCATCTTTAGGTGTTGGGGAATTCATTGTACGATTCAAAGCTAAGTCACCAACAAGTGCAAGGTTGAATGTACAATCTGCTGATGGCACAACATTCAAAGTCGAAGGAGTGAGCATCAAGACCACTACTTTGACACCTAGCATGGCATCTTATGAATTTGGGATTGTTTGTACTAAAGAGCAATTTATGTACTTCTATGCTCCAGACGGAATAGGGTCATCGCCTACAGATATCGTCATCGAAGATATCCAGCTAGTCGAAAAACCACTAGGCCGAGCCACCATAAACGGTATTGACGGATTCCGCAGTGGGAAGTGGACTCTCCATGCAAACGCTAAGGTCATTGACGATGAGACATTGGAGCTGAATGCAACTTCCGCATGGCAAGGAAGCACATTATCTTTTGCAGTCGAACCAGGTACGCAGTACACGATGACCTTAGAAGGCGGCAACTACGCAACAATTGACTCAAAAAGCGCAGCAAACGCACAGCTACAGCGTCATTGGGATGGCGGTTTTGCAAATAGAAACTTAACTTTCACGACACATGCAGATGCAAGGATTCTTTTAATAAACCTTACAACCGGTTTGGCAGGTAAACACACATTCAAACGTCCGATGCTAAATATTGGTCCGGTCCCTGTATCATACGAGCCGAAGCGTGGAGAGCGCATGGTCCCTCCACAGACAGCCGGGAAAAATCTATTGAATCCTTTAGCTTTTGAATCAGGAAGCATTGGAGGATCTAAAGAAAATCTAGTCTCTACTAATAGATTAAGAGATATCATCAGATTAGTAAAAGACCGTACCTATACAGTTTCAACTAATAACAGTGCATTCAAAGTATATGTAAGGAAATTCAATGATAGCTCTAACACACAGACAGGATACCATGATTGGGCGCAGTCCACCACATTCGTAGCAAATGATGAGGTAGCAATACTGGTAGCCAAAAATGACGAATCCGCTATTAACTTATCAGAGCTACCGCCTATTCAACTTGAAGAAGGATCAGTCACACCTTACGAGCCGTACCGTGTCCGCACCACAAGGAAAAGGACAGGCCCTATCAGGAAGGCAACTAAGTATCCTGGTGGAAAGAATTTATTTGATGGAGTTTTAGAAATAGGAATGATCGCAGGAGCAACGGGTCAGAGTGCATATAATTCCACAACAGTCAGGACACCCGATTATATTCCTGTAAAAGCCAGTACGCAGTACAGCATATCAATGCTGCGATATGTTTTCTTCTATGATATAAACAAAAATTACCTGAATCCATATACAGGGCCAGCGGATAATTCAGCATTCACGTTTACGACTCCAACTAATTGTGCATATATAAGACTAGTTTTGAACACGGTGTCTGCTGATGCACAGATACAGCTTGAAGAAGGTCTGCCTACATCGTTCGAGCCTTATAGACCTAGAAACAGACTAGCAACAAAGTACCCTAAGAAAAATCTATTCAAAGGGTTTACTAAATCAGTATTCACAGGAAGCGGATTTGCAGGAAGCGAAATCATTAGTGATAGAGAGCTTATTCATAATCCTAATGCGCAGCCTAAAGTTTTCTCCACAGAAATAGATGTAGAGCCAAACACATTCTACAGTCTATCGTTTATTTCTGAATCTGCGACTCTTAATAACGGGCAAATTGCTATTTTTAATGAAGATACTAGTGTTCAAATATACACATATAGCCCTATTCCATTTAAGTTTAATACGGGAAATCGAACAAAAATTAGAGTGTATTTTAGAAATGGTGCTGCAATTGAACCTGTTAAATTTAAAGATGTTCAGCTTGAACGTGGAGAGATTCAAACATCGTATGAACCTTATAAGGGAGTACTAAGACAGGCGAGAAGGTAGGAGATACTATGGAGCATGTATTGATAGAGGGCAGCACATGTCCGTCATGTAATTACGGGGTAATGAGCGAATCAGAACAAAGGGATGATGACGGACGGGCCATCTATCTCTCATGTTCCGAGTGTGATACGGTCCAGTTGACGTATCTCCCTCTCCCCCATCAAAATGATTTTCATTCGGATCCTGCGAAATTCAAAGGATTCTTCGGTGGATATGGTTCAGGTAAGACCCGGACGGGAGCTGAAGAGGTTACGCAGCACATATTGCGTACCCCTGGAGGTATGACGCTCATAGGAGCCGAGACTAAAAACCAGCTAGACCAAACGGCAAAGGACATGTTCTTCAAGGTATTCCCGGACTTCATGATTGAGGACTACTGGAAGCAGAAGGATATGGTCATGTGCACAAACGGGCATATCGTCATCTTTAGGTCCCTGGATGATGAGGGTAAACTACGGTCCCTCAACTTAACATCCTTTTGGATAGAGGAAGCATCCGAGGTTAATTACGAGATATTCGTGCAGCTGCAGACCCGGCTTCGTAACAAGGCCACCAAGTATCATATGGGAATCCTGACATCGAATCCAGATATGGGATGGATCAAGACGGAATTCCTATTGAAAGCAGGACGCATCGAAAATGCCGAGCGGAAGTACATCCAAAAAGAGGACGAGATAAACGACAACTTTGCTGTACATATTGCACCGTCCGCACTAAACATCTACTTGCCACCTGACTATGTAGAGACTACATCTAAAGGTAAGCCTGAGTGGTGGGTTAAACGTTTCCTATTCGGATCCTTTGAACATACGGAAGGCCAGGTATATCCAAGGTTTGCAGATATCATCATTCCGAGCTTTGTTGTCCCTGCCAGTTGGGAACGGCTTACAGGTACGGATTTCGGACTACGGGACCCTACAGTTATGCTGGCAGCAGCCATTGACCCGAATACAGGAATCGTGCATATTTATAGGGAACACTATGAAGCTGGTAAATCCATTCAGTATCATGCCAAGGTTATGAAAAAGAAAATACTGGATGAGATTGCTCCAGGTCGATTAATCAAAATGGTAGGGGATCCAAAAGGTAGAGCCAAGTCCGAGAAGGATATGCGCTCCACATTCGACTACTACGCTGAATACGGGATTTACTTTGAGCCTGGTATCAATAAGATCGAGGATGGAGTCATGAAAGTGTTCTCCTATATGGAGATGGACAAGCTGAGAGTCCATGATGTCTGTATCAATACCGTATGGGAAGGTACTCGCTATAGGTATCCGAAACAGGATTTATTGTCAGACAAGAATCCTACCGAGAAGCCAGTCGGTAAAGATGATCATGCAATGGATACGCTGAAGTATATTATCGCTGAATTGCCTGATGATCCTAACCAATTATTAAATGAATCTTTCAATAGGCAGGAATATTATGGTACTATAAACAGGATAGAAGCGCATTTACCGCATGCACTCCAGGATGATCCGATAGATACGGCTGATTCATGGGACCATTACTATTAAGGGGGAAGACGAATGGATTGGATAATCGTAGCAGGACTCATGGCAATCTCTTTAGTTTTATGTATCTGCATGCTACATCTTACCGGAAGAATAAGTATGCTAGAAACAGATATTAAGAGATTAAGAGGACTTGATGAGGAATACAAGCCTAGAGATTTGGCAAAGGAAGCGGAAGCAAAAGATGCAATAGACAGGAACTATGCAGAGATTGAGAAAAAGCTAGTGGAATACAATGAGTCCTACGGGGACCCTACTTATACAGATTGGATTGATTCGGAGTACGATAAGAAAGGGGTTAAATGATGGAAGAGTCCAAAGTATTGCCTAAAGTCCAGAAGATTCTACGCAGGCTGGACAAGTCACAGAAGTTCAAACAGAAATACATTCCCCTGTGGAAAGAGCTGGATGAATTCTACCGCAGTGATCAGTACAAGAATTCTAAGTTACCTCCTTGGGTACCTAAGCCCGTCACCAACTTTATCCATTTAGTTGTCACCACAAAACGTGCTGCCCTTTCAGGTGAGAATCCGATGGCGATGATGCGTCCCCAATCTAAGGATGACATCGAACGTGTTCGCTCATTCCAAAAGGTCTATGAGTGGGTATGGAAAAAGATTAAGGCCAGGAGTATTGTACGGGACAATATCGAAACGGCAAAGCTTTTAGGTACGGCAATCGCTTACGTGTATTGGGATGAAAACACGGGAGTCCTGGGTGGAACGAATGCAGCCTATGAGGGTGAGATTCGGATGAAAGAGATTGACCCAATGAACTTCCATGTGGATCCTAATGCGTACCGCTTAGAAGATGCTGAATGGGTGCACGTAACAGAGAAACGCTCCCGTACTTGGGTAGAGAAGGAATTCGATGTAGACCTGAAGGAAGTTGGTACGCAGGATAAGAACTTCGGTGAGGAATATAGCCGGGATTACTACAAAGAGAACGACAAAGAGGATGGCATGATTGACTTCCATTCACACTATGAACGCTATTGGAATACGGACAAGGTAACAGAGCAGCGTCCTAAAATGGGTGATGACCAAGCAATCAGTATGGATGGCAGCCCTATCGAACCTGAAATGGAAGAGGTGGAGACTGATGAAGAAATTGGTGGGTGGAACTACAAAGTTACCTACATTGCAGGAACAAAAGAAGTCGGATCAATTGATCCCCTTGAACCTAATATGTACCCATTCGCTGTCCTGTATGACTTTAAACAGCGACAAGAATTTTGGGGCCGTGGTACGGCTGGTCTAATCCTTGAAAACCAAAAGCTCGTTAATAAGGTAGAGGGTATTATCGCCATGATTGGTACACTCCTTCAGAATCCGCAAAAGGTAATTACCAAGGCTTCAGGTATCAATCCAAGGGAAGCCATGAAATATGCGTTTGCTCCAGGCCATGTATGGGTGACGAATGGAAACGATGCTGCTGGAGCTATGCACTGGCAGACACCGCCTGATATCCCAATGGCTTTGACTAACCTGGCTGAATCAGCTAAAGAGAATATCCGTGAAATCACGGGCATGAATGAAGCGTACATGGGACAATCAGTTGGATCCCTTCAGACTTCAGGCGGTGTCAATAGTTTGATAGACCGGGCCACTATGAGGGATAAGGACCAGATGTTTGACATCGAGCAGTATGTGGAGCAGTTGACCCGTATCATTCTTGGATTCGTAACATCTAAATATACAGAGCCAAGATGGATTCGTTTAGCTTCCAAGGGCGATCCGGAACAGCCTGAAGACTTCAAGCCATACATCGGTGTAGCTTATGCGGACCTGGAGTATGACTTAGATATAGATGTAAGCGCACAGGCTCCAGTTACACAGGCAAGACGTGAAGCTGAAATGGATAAGCTATTCATGGATCAATACCAGTTCAATGTCACTCCTGTTATGATTAAGCCGCAGGAATACGTGAAGCGTAAAAACATGGTCGATGCTGATGAGCTTATTGCCCGTATGGACCGTGATGAGCAACAAAGCGAAATTGATATCTTGACACAGGTTGCTTCCATGATGTCAGACGCTATGGCAGATGGAAACATACCGCCTGAAGAGATTGAAGCAATGGCAAGACAACAGATTACAGGCATCAAATCCGGGGAGATTCCTTTAGGGGATCCGATGCAAACAGCTCCAGGAGGACCAGCTATGGCCCCTTCAGTTCCACCAGGGGAAGCAGTCTAGTAAAAATCATTGACTAACTTATACACCATAGGGTATATTTAACAGTAGAGTACGGGCAAACAATAGAGAGTGTCGCTGTCTATCGCCAAGCAGCTACCCAAGACGGGCGTAAAGTCTACCACTCTTTAGTTTGTACGGGCCTTCAGTTTCACCGCCTGAAGGGTAAGGTAGGTGGGCCAACGTGCCATACCAAAGGAGGACATAACATGTCAAAGAGAGAATGGTTACAGTTAGACTTACAGCATTTCAATGATGGTGGCGGTTTTGATTTAGAATCTTTCAGACAAGACTTTGAATCTAACTACGAAGAGCCTGAAGAAAAAGAAGAGCCAATGGAAGAAGAAGTCTCGATAACTGAAACAGAAGAGTTAGAAGCTGAAACAGATACAGAAGAGGAAGAGTCAGAGGAAGGCGATGAGCTGGAAACTGAAGACGAATCTGAAGAAGACAATGAGGAAGAAGACTCCGAGGAATCTACATATGTCCCTCCAGCAAAACAGACTAAAGAAGAAAATGCTGCATTTGCTAAACTTCGCAGGGAAAAAGAAGAACTGGCTGCCCAGGCTGCTACTCTTAAACAGGTTGCCGATCAGTACGGAATGTCCGTTGAGGAATTCAGTAAGGCATATCAAGAGGACTTACTTGCCAAGCAAGCCAAGGAGCAAAATGTACCTGTAGAATTCTTTAAGAAATTCAGTGAGACAGAACAGCGTCTACTTACAATCGAGAAGCAGGCTGCTAACGATAAATTTAATACAGAGGTCGAAGCTGTTAAAACAAAGTACGGCTTAGATGACGCAGAGATCGGTAAAGTCTATGACTATATCGGAACACAAGGTCTGCATGATGCTAGATTAGGACTTCCAACAATTCCATTTGAAGCTGCTTACAAAGCATTGAACTTCGATAACATGATGGAGCGGAAGACTACTGAAGCGAAACAAAAGATGCTATCGGATAAAAAGAAACGTCAAAAATCGTCCGCTAAAGCACACACCAATACTAATGCTAGTACGCAAAAAAGTGACGAGGTTACGGACGAGTTTGTATTTAATAGACTCAAAGGGCTAAATCTCATTTAAGCGTACTTCAGATAGATTAATTATTTAATAGGGGGATACGCTAAATGACTACATTTAAAATCGCTGGTCTTACAAAGGCATTGCCTAACTTCGACCTTCAGCATTTCGCAGGTAACTTAAACCTGAATACAACGGCTGTTTCTACAGCTCCAGCAACAAAGCCTTCAGCTTACTA